GTCGTCGCGCTGGGGGTCGAGCTCGACGATGTCCTCCCCGGTCCGGAAGACATAGGCGGGGGTCGGCGGGTTGTCGGTGTCGACCGGCCCGTCGACCTTGCCGTCGGCCTGGAAGTGGAAGACGCCGAGCTCGTCCGCGAAGGCGTTGAACGCGACGATGTCGGCGAGCTCGCCGATCGCGTCCATGTAGCTCGACCCGTCGCGGCCGAGCCACTCGGAGACGACGAAGTTCGTCCCCTGGATCGCGCGCGCGGCGGCGGGGTACCCCGCCTGGTCGAGGAGAGTGTTCACGATGTCGGAGACGTCCAGGTTCAGGAAGACGAAGTTGGAGGTCTCCCGAACCGCGCCCTCCTCGTCGACGGCCTGCGGGAAGAGGACCAGGATGTCCTGGGTCAGGAGCGGCTTGCACCAGTCGCGGGCGGTGATCGTCACCGTGCGCGGGTCGCGGTGCTCCTGCACGCGGTCGACGAAGCCGGTGAAGACGCGGATCTCGTTCGCCTCGTCGCCGTACCACGCCCAGGCCGTGAAGAGGTGGTTGATGGGGAAGGACTCGCTGGCCAGCCCGACCTCCCCGCTCTCGTTGGTGAACGTCGCGGAGAACCCGCTCGCGGGCACCTGGAGGGAGTGGTCGACGTCCATGCTGATCGGGTAGCGCGTGACCACCCCGATCTCCCCGCCGAAGTCCACGACGACCTTGCCCCGAAAGCCGGACGCGCCAGCCTGGAACTTCGCCTTGAGGATCGCCTCGAGCTCGGCGGTGATAGTCTGCACGGGTCAGCCCGCGTCGACGATCGTCAGCGAGTACTCCCAGAGCCAGGGGCGCTGGCGGACGACGACGAAGTCGAGGACGTTGACGTCGCGCGTGTCGTCGACCGAGGCATCGTTCTCCACGAACGAGACGACCTCCTTGGAGGCGTTGTACCCGTGCAGGGTCAGGACGTCGGCGTAGGAGGAGAGCAGCCCGGACAGGGACGCCTGGGCGCGCGGGATCGCGCCCGTCTGGAGGACCTCGTTGTCGACGGTGGTGCCGTCGGAGAGGATCTTCACGAGCGACCCGAACTGCGGGTAGCTCCACCCTCCGAAGTCCTTCACCCGGGTGAGCGTGACGGAGCCGAGCGAGATCATCCGAGGGACACCCGCGGCCGGCTCGCGAAGCGCGACGCCTGCTCCTGAAGGCCGAGCGCGACCTCGTCGATGACCATCTGGCCGAAGCGGCGCGCGGCCGCGTGCGAGACGTCGCTGCCGACGCCGCTGATCTCGATCTTCTCGATCGTGACCGAGACGGGCGCGCCGTCGTCCAGGCGGCCCGCGGGCGCCTGGCGCGCGAGGGTCGGCCCCGCCTCCCCGGCGAGGGCCGGGAACTGCATCGAGGCGTCGCCCAGGGCGCGCCGCATGGCGCCCTCCACCGAGGCGCCGCCGCGCTCGATCCCGCCGGCGTACGCGGCCATCGTTCGCTCGCCCCAGACGTCGATCTTGTGGAGGGGCGACTCGGGGCCGGGAGGGCTGTCCGCCCTGAGCATCTTGCTCATGATGAAGAGGCGGTGGCGGAGCTCGCCCTCGCGCGCCCGCGCCGCGCGCGCCATGCCGTCGAAGTAGGCGTCCATCGAGTTGTAGCCGTAGACGTTGGCGTCGGAGCTGAAGTCCATCGGCTTGCCGATCCGCGCCGCGATGTCCTTCATGGCGTCGACGGTCAGGTCGATGTTCGACCGGACGCCGCTCAGGAGCGCGGGGTTGACGAGCTCGCCGGCGGCCATCGCGCCCGGCTCCATGGTCTCGTACTGGCTCATGAGGTCGTTGACGTAGGCGATCGTGTCGTCGACGACCTTCGAGTCGTCGGACCGCAGGCCCTCGGCGATCCACTTCGAGGCGAGCTGGGCCTCGATCTGCGCCCGACGCTTCATGTCGACGAACGGGTTGAGGATCCGCTCCTTGAGCTCCTTGGCGGCGTCCGCGAGCTCGTCCTCGTCCATGAGCGCGCCGGCGATCGCCCCCGGCGCGAGATGGGCGATCTCGACCGCCTCCTCCGTCGCGTCCTCGACGGCGTCGGGCAGCGCGCTCATGACGTTGTCGGCCGCGGCCTTGACCGGGTCGTACCCGTCCTTCATGGCCTGGAACTGCTTGTCGATGAACCCGATCCCGATGAGCCGCGCGACGCCCCCCAGCTCGGCGCCCTTCCGCTTGGCGGCCTCGACGACCTTGCCCATCTCCTTCTTGGTCATGTCGGGCATCCGCCTGAGCTCGCGCTCGGCGGCGTCCGCGGCCTCCTCGAAGGACAGGCCCATGTCGCTCATGAACCTCTTGGTCAGCTCCTTGACGGCGTCGTACGACGCGCCCGTCTCCCGCTCGACCTCGTGGAGGCGGTCCCCCATCTCGCCGAAGTCCATCGCGAAGTTGTTGATGGCCATGGCCGCCAGGGCGACCGCCCCGACGATGGCCAGGATCGCGAGGTACACCGGCGCCAGGGCGATGACGGACGCGATGGCCGCCGCCGCGGCGGCCGCCGCCCAGGCGATGAACGCCGGAATCACCATGGTCCAGATGATCGTCGCGACGCCCGCGAGGATCGCGATCAGGAGCGGCGTGTTGGAGACGACGAGCTTGACGCCCTCGATCAGGAGGCCGATCGCGCCCACGATCGCCTCCAGGGCGGCCAGGAGCGCCCCGCCGACCTGGCCGATGAGCTCCTGGTTCTTGTCGACCCAGTCCGCGACGCGGCTCGCGATCTCGGCGATCTTCGGCATGAGCTTGGTGCCGATGACGATGGCCGCCGCGTCGATCTTGTTCTTGGTGAGCTGGAGGTTGTAGGCGAGGCCCTGCTTCTGGTAGGAGAGGGCGGTGTCCGTCGCGCCCGCCGCGCCCTCCATGATGGCGAGCTCGGCGTTGAACTGCGCCCCGCCGTCGCTCGCCAGGACGAACGCGCCGCGGATCGCGCGCGCGTCGCCCAGGAGGGTGGCCATCTGCTCGTGGTTGCCGCCGGTCGCGACGACCATGTCCGCCAGGACCCCGGTCAGCCCGCGCGCCTTCAGGGCGGCGGCGTCCCACCCGAGCCCGAGGTCGTCCGCCAGGGCCGCCGCCTCCTGCGACGGCTTCAGGAGGTTGGTCATGATCGCGTTGAGCTGGGTCGTCGCGTTCGCGCCGTCGATGCTCTTCCGGGTCATGAGGGCGATGCCGGCGGCGACCTCCTCGATGGACACGCCGAGCGGCGCGGCCAGGGCGGTCGTCTTCCCGATCTCGCCCGAGAGCTCCTCGAACGTGATGACGCCGCGGTCCACCGTCTTGAACATGATGTCGCTGACGCGAGCCGCGTCCTCGGCCTTCAGGCCGTAGGCGTTGAGCACCCCGACGACGCCGGCGGCGCTGACCTCGGTCGTGGTCAGGCCCGCGCTGGCGGCCTTGGCCGCGGCGTTGAGGACGGTCAGTCCCTCCTCGCCGGCGAAGCCGGACGAGGCGATGTCGTACAGGCCCTTGGCGAGCGTCTCCGCGGTCTGCGGGAGCTCGGTCGACATGGCGATGACCGAGGCCTTCATGCGGTCGAACGTCTCGGTGTCGACCTTCGCGATGCTGTTCACGTTGAGCATCGCGGTCTCGAAGTCCATCGCCGTCTTGACGGCGTAGAGCGGGAACGCGGCGACGGCGGCCGCGGCGACCAGGGCGAGCTTGGCGATGAGCTGCCCGGCCATCTTCCCGAGGCCCATGAAGGACGCGCCGGCCGACTTCATGGCCGGGTCGAACCTTCGCTTGTCCAGGCGGAGCTCGCCGTAGAGCTCGCCGACCTTCACTCCGCCCATCGAGACACCCTTACTGCTGGGTCGACGGCGGCTGGAACATCGCGTTGAACGTCCGCTCCGCCGTCGCCGAGTCGCTTATGGTCGTCTCTCCCTTCAGCTCAGAAGCGCGACGATACACGGCTCGCGTCACCGTCGCCGACTTGGGGCCGAGCCCGCGAAGCAGCGCCGAGAAGCGTCGCCACGTCATCCTCGCTACCTGCCCGGCCAGGTCGATCCCGTACTCGCGCTGGAAGTCCGCCTCGACGAGGTACCAGTCCAGGATCAGGTCGAACGCTTCTGCGCTCTCCGGGTCTTCCGGTTTGGGACGGCGTCCTCGCCCTCGGACTGGTCGTACGCCTTGAAGGCCATCATGATGAGCTGGCCCATCCCGTCGACGTCGAGCCCGTTCTCGTCCAGGATCTTGCGGAAGGCCTCCGTTCCGAAGAGGGACTCCCCGATGTTCATGAGCATGGTCGCGGGGACCGTCGCGTCGTCGCCCTTCGCCCGCCTGTAGCGGATGACGTCCAGGGCGACGGTGGCGGGGAGGGTCGGCGGCAGGGGGTACTCCTTGCCGCCGACCTTGACCTTGACCGGCTCGGCCTTGCTCGACTCCGCCGCGACGCGCTCCGCGCGCCAGGCGTCGAAGTCGATGACTCCCTTGGTGGCCATTGAGGTCCTTTCCCCGGCTTAGCTCGCCGGGATGTACAGGGGCGATCCGTCGACCTCGAGCGTGGTTCCCCACGACGCGATGTCGTTGTGGCCGCCGCCGGGGAGCGAGTTCTCAGCGCTCGCGCTGAAGACGATCGCGTTGCCGCCGGGTGACGTCATCTTGAAGTTCTTGAGCGCCGACGGGCCGGTGAGCTTCGCCAGGGCCTCGACGGCCGCCTGGCCGGGGTCGCGCGCGCCGGTTGCGACGTCCTCCAGGGCGTGGCCCGCGAGGGTCCAGGTGTCCCCGCGCTCGGTCACCAGGTGCTTCGCCCGCCCGACCGAGTCGAACCCGCCAGCGTCGGCGCGGTTCGTGCTCGCGGCGTGGGTCAGCGAGTTGAGGCCGAGGATCGGGGTGAAGGTGGCCGCGGTGTACGGAGTGAACCCGCCCGCGGTGATGTCCGTCGTGAAGTTGACGGCGGCCTGGCCAGGGGCGAGGGCGAGCTTGAAGTCGTTCGCGGTGGCGTCGCGGATGTAGTAGTCCGTGTCGATCGCCAGGCCCGCGCCGCCCGCGAGGGTCTGGAACACGATCTTGGTGTCGTCCGCCAGCCCGTGGGCCGTCGCGGTCAGGACGTCGGTGGCCGCGACGCCGAACGGCGTCGTCAGCGAGTCTGGAGTGCCGGCGACCTCAGCGACCGTCTCGATCGCAATGGCGAGGTCCCGCGCGAGGAATCGAGTGACAGCCATGTCGACCTCCTACGGTCGGTGCTCGGTGCTGGATCGAACCTCGCACCTCAGGTTGAGCGAGTACTGGGCTCGCCCGTTGTCGTCGGGGCCTATCCTAACCGGGGACGACTGCGTGGCAAGTGAGTAGACCAGGTACGTCCCGTCGGGGAGTGTCTTGTTGCGGAGCCCGTGGAAGTGGGAGTAGAGGGCGTACCAGACGAGCAGGATCGGGCGCGGGTCCTTGTCCGCGCCGCGGAGCTGCATCTGGACCGAGGGGACATCGTACGGCTCAAGGGAGTCGCCCTCAGGGCCGCCCGAGGAGAAGATCCCGACGACCAGGCCGGGCGCCTGGGGAAGGTGCTCGACGAAGACGTTGCCCGTCGCCCCCGTCTCGTCGAAGACGAGCCCGAGGCCGCTGATGGCGGCCGCCTCCGCGGCGAACCCGTCGAGGATCATCTCCGGAACGCCCCGCGCATCACGTCGGCCATCAGGGCCAGGACGGTCTTCGCGCTCCACTCCATCGCGTTCTGGAGGTACTTGGCCGTCCGGCCGTGCGAGTGCCTGAGGGTCCGATCCTCGTGCTGCTTGACGGCGTACGGCGTGTCGTAGGAGACGAAGGCGGCGATGCTCGACGGGTCGACGTCGACGTGGCCGGTCGACGCCAGGACGCCCTCCCGGTACGGGACCGTCTTGTCCGACTGCTCCAGGATGTAGGACGCGCCGCGCGCGACCGCCTCGACGCCCTTCTCGCGCGTCACCCCGATGTACTTGTCGCCCCACCACCTGGCGACGTTCGGGGTCGCCATCAGCCGAGCACCAGCTCTCGGTGGGACGGGCGCGTCTCGCCGGGCAGGGCGGCGTCGTGGAGGACGCGGTACGTCTTGCCCGCCCAGGTGACGCGCGACTCCAGGGGGACCGGCCCGGCCTCGGGGCGGACGATGGCGTGGGCCTCCGCGCGGACGGTGTTGCCCTGGCGGTCGACGACGAGCTCCAGCCTGCCCTCGACCTTGGCCTTGACGACGCGCGCCGCGGCGAAGACGGCGCCGTACGCGCTGTCGCCCTGGTAGTCCTCGATCGAGATGCGGTCCCGCAGCATGAAGCTCGGAACCTTGACCCCCCTCACTTGACGCCGGCGCGAGCGTGCAGGAGCCCGCCCTCCACCAGGAAGCGGTGGGCGCGCGGGCCGAGCTCGTTCGGGAGCTTCTGGATCTGGAGCCGGCCGGCGCCGATCATGCCGCGAAGGCCGACGACGTCGTGCTCCTCCCCGACCTCCAGCCAGTACTCCGCCTGGGCGCACGTCGCGTCGCGCAGGGCCTCGGTGTACTGGTCGGCGGGGTCGTCGACGGTGACGGTGTGCCAGTACTTCTTGGCCAGGCCGATGGTGTGATAGGCGACGACCTCGCTCGCGCGCTGGAGGAGGCGGTCGGACTCCGGCGCGGCGGGGATCTCGGCCTCGTAGTCGTCGCCGACGAACGCGACCAGCTCGACTCGCGTGGCGTACGTCGGCGTGCTCATCTCGATGGTCCTCCGGGCGAGGGGCGAGGCTCCGAGAGCCCCGCCCTCCCTTCCCTAGCCGATCTGGGCCGTGACCTCGGCCGCCGTCTGCGCGAGGGCGACCTCGGTGTACGGCTCGACGGTCCCCGCGGTGATGTCCGCGGAGAAGCCGAGGTCCGCTCCGCCCTCCTTGGCCGTGATCCGGAACGTCGTCGCGGCGAGAGAGGTCGCGCTGACCTTGTAGACCGTGCCGACGCTCAGCCCCGTCCCGCCGGTCAGCGTCGCGAAGCGGATCAGGTCCCCGGCCACGAGGCCGTGATCCTGGGTCGTGTCGATGATGTCGTCCGCGGCCGCGCTGGTCGCGAGCGTGATCTCCGCCCCGGTCTCGGCGTCTCCGAATCCGGGATAGGTGGCGACGACGTCCGCGAGCGTGTGCCCGTGGGTGTCGACGGGGTCGGTGAGGGCCATTGCCTACTCCTCGTTGACCGGGGCGTCAGCCTC